TATGGACATAGTGTATAATGCAGGACTAGTAAAAGTAATCGAAGACATATACTTTGATCTTAAAAACGGCGAGAATCACTTTGAAGTTAGTGAGTTGCATGATGCAGTATACCAAGCAATCTTACTAGAGATAGGTGATATTGATCCAGCAGTAATACTAAACAGTATCGAATCCGGAGGATTAAACTAATGGCAAATGCAGAAACTCAATTATTAATTGAACGCACTAACGACATTAAGCAATGGCATCACGACCGTAACTTAATTGATGGTGCAACAGACAAAGATCAACTTGCAAAACTTATTCAAGAGATGGGCGAACTAAGTGATAACATCTGTAAAGGCAAAGACGTTGCAGATGATATTGGTGACATGATTGTGGTCCTAGTTAACATTGCAGAGCGTAATAACTTATCACTCACTGAATGTGTAAACCATGCATGGAATGATATCAAAGACCGTAAAGGTAAAATGATAGACGGTATCTTTATAAAAGAAGGCGACGTGTAGTGGAGTTGATTTTAATAGTCGGCCTAATGACAAAACATGTCATCGCTGACTACTTCATGCAATATAGCTGGATGATAAAGGACAAAGGTACTTACGGTGCTCCGGGCGGTGTAGCCCATGCTAGTTACCACGGTACACTAACTTTTGTGGTATTAGAGTTATGCGGTATAGGATGGCCCATATCGTTAGGATTAAGTATAGCAGATGCAATTATACATTACCATGTTGACTATGTTAAAAGTAATGTTTGGAAGAGCAAAGGTTATACAGCAGTAGACCAAATGTATTGGGTAACACACGGTGTAGATCAGTTTGCACATTTTTTAACTTATGTAGGAATTATATTATGGCTGACGTTATAGTAACAAGTATCAAAGAAGCACAGATGGAAAGGTTTATCCGTAGACTGCTAGATCCAGAAATGTATGGTCATGCAGTAACAGCAGAAGTTCGCGATGAAGCAAGAGTGCTACTTGGCATGAAGAAAGTAGAAACAGTAAAAGAAGTGCCATGTTCATAGAAAAAGTAACCGAAATAAAACATTACAGCGATAGGCTTTTTAGTTTTAAAACAACACGTGATAAGTCTTTCCGTTTTAAGAATGGTGAGTTTGCAATGATAGGCTTGGATTTAGAACCAAAGCCTATATACAGAGCATACAGTGTTGTTAGCACAAACTACGATGATTACATAGAGTTTCTAAGTATTAAAGTACCAGATGGTCCGTTAACAAGTAAGTTACAGAACATTGAAGTAGGTAGTGAAATACTTATTAAGCCTAAGTGTACAGGCAGTTTGGTAATTGATTACCTTAAACCAACTAAGAACTTGGTAATGCTTTCAACAGGTACAGGCATTGCTCCATTTATGAGTATTACTAAAGACTTCGAAACATATGAAAAGTACGAAAATGTATTTTTGTTTCACACTGTTAGAGAAAAGGTTGAACTAGCATACAGACCTGAACTAGCATTACTCGAAACTGACTTACCTTTCTTGTATATAGATAGTGTAACTAGAGAAGACTACCCACGCAAGGGTAGGTTCTGGGATTACATTGACGAGTACTTACCAGGTGGACTTACACTTGGTCGAGATTCTGTTATGGTTTGTGGGTCAACAGACCTAAATAAACAATGTAGAGCAGAGTTTACTGAGCAGGGCTGGGTTGAAGGTAACCTAGGCGAAGCAGGAGATTTCATGCTTGAAAGAGCATTTGTAGATTGACATAGCAGTGTACATAATGTATAATAGTAACATTATTGAAGGCAAAATACATGAATTTAAAATATAGTGAAACATTCTATAGTCCACAAGGCGAAGGTGCCTATGTGGGCATACCTAGTTTATGGATTAGGTTTTTCTTGTGCAACTTACAATGTAATGGGTTTGGGCAAGACGAGCCTACTAACCCTGACAGTTGGGAACTACCTTATGAAGATATAGATATATCTAAAATTAAAGTAGTAGAAGAGCTACCTGTATTCAGTAAAGGATGCGACAGTTCATATACATGGGCTAAGAAGTATAAGCATTTGATTACCGATAAGACTGTTGACGAGGCTGTAGACGAGCTTACAGCACTGTTACCCACAGGTACATTCAAACATGCTAAGACAGGACAAAGTGCTGACATGGTGTTTACAGGCGGCGAGCCAATGCTTAAAAACGCACAACTAAGCATGGTTGCTATTATGCGTGAGTTTGCTAAACGCGGAGATTGTCCTCATAGAGTTACAGTTGAAACAAATGGTACAAAGCCTATACAAGAAGGCTTAATCGATTTAATAGATGACATGTATATTAGTAGCGAGTTTGGTGGATTAATTCCAGATGCTCGTGGCAATGATATTGAATGGTATTGGAGTGTTTCTCCTAAACTATGGAATACTGCTGGTGAAGAAAACAAAAGAGCAATCAAGCCTGAGGTAGTTAAGCAGTATGCAAATGCAAGTGATCACGGACAACTAAAGTTTGTAGTAAACGGTTCCAAAGAAAGTTGGAACGAAGTTGAAGAGCATGTTGAAGCATTTAGAGATGCAGGTGTTACATGGCCTGTTTGGATTATGGGTGTCGGCGGTACTGTAGAAGGACTAAAGATGACAGAAGCAATAATTGCAGACGAAGCAATACAACGAGGGTATTATTATACAAGTCGTGTTCACGCACACATATATGGTAATGCTATTGGAAAGTAATGTTAAAGTGTTATACATGTGATAAACTTCTGTTAGTAGGTAATATTAAATACCATACTGCTGATAAAACTAAAGTATTTTGTGATGCATACTGTAGTCATACATACTACATAAATTTAAGAGAGGAAAAGAATGAAGAAGAAAACTAAAATACCGTTCGGTATGTTACCTGCTAGTTGGGGTCTCAAAGGTAAGTCAAGGCTTATTGCAGAGGCTGAATACTATTACGAAGGCGAAGACCTAGAAAAAGCATTAGCACTAATTGAAGTTGACAACGAAGTTGATGGACAAGTTGCTGAGTTGGAAATTGATCTTAAAAATGAGAAGATTGGTAAGGTTGAGTTTGAAAAGAAGGTTGCTGAACTAAAAGAAGAACCTTGGGTAAATGTGTTAGAGTTAGGTGTTAATCCTGAGAACGCACAGGCTGGATATATTGAGCTAGACTGGAATGATCACTTTGTTAAGATGTTACATGATAATGGATACACAGGTGACAGTGATGAAGCAGTAGTAAACAAATGGTTCAATGATGTATGTAGAACAGTTCTTATTCAAGAGAACGCAGACTTAGACTTTGGTTTACAAGAAAAAGATCCAAGCGGAGTAGGAGCAACAGATGTCATCGTTAGAAAAGACGGCAAAGACGAAACTGATTAAATTAGTAAAAGCAATTGAGCCTGTAGTTGAAGCCCAACTAGAAGATTGGAGCACAGGTGAAATTGATTATGTATTAGCAAATTTCAAGCAACACTTGTCATATGATTTGGCTAGAGACTTTGAAACATTGCGAGAGCAAAACTTAAAAGAATCACCATTTGATGACTTTTTAAATGATTGACACGAGCCTAGAACCTATGTTAAAATTAGACACTAAACAAACAACTATGGTAGATAACAACATGCAAAAACAAACATTCTTACTAGTAGACAGCATGAACATGTTCTTTAGAGCAAAACATGTTGCCCGTGGCAACGACATGGACATGAAGATTGGCATGGCTATGCACATTATGTTTAACAGTGTTAAGAAAGCATGGAATGACTTTAATGGTACTCATGTTATATTTTGCTTAGAAGGTCGTTCATGGCGTAAAGACTTTTATACACCTTACAAAGCAAACCGTAAAGTGATTGCTGACAAACGCTCACCTAGAGAACAAGAAGATGATGAGATCTTCTTTGAAGCATATAACGATATGCTATCCTTCTTACAAGAAAAGACTAACTGTTCAGTGATTAGACAAGGCAATGCAGAAGCAGATGACCTTATTGCTACTTGGATACAACAACACCCAGATGACAAGCATGTTATTGTTAGCAGTGACAGTGACTTTCATCAGTTGATTGCAGAGAATGTATCACAGTATGATGGCGTACAAGATAAGATTGTAGCCATTGATGGTATTACTAGCGGCAAGACTGGTCAACCTATTATAAACAAAAAGACTAAAGAGCCTGTTGGCGCACCAGACCCCGATTGGATACTGTTTGAGAAGTGTGTGCGTGGTGATACTAGTGATAATGTATTCAGTGCATACCCAGGTGCTAGAACTAAAGGCTCTAAGAACAAAACAGGTATCCGTGAAGCATTTGAAGATCGCAATACAGGTGGCTTTAACTTTAATAACTTTATGCTACAACGTTGGGTTGACCATGAAGAACAAGAACACAGAGTCAGAGATGACTTTGAACGTAATAGAATCTTAATTGACTTAACAATGCAACCTGATGAGATTAAACAAGAGTGTATTGCTAGAGTTGAAGAAGCAAAAACTAAAGAACCTATAGGCCAGGTTGGTATTCACTTTATGAAGTTTTGTGCTAGACACAACTTAATGCGTATGAGTGAAAACCCAGGTGATTACTCGGAGTTCCTTAATGGACGATATGGACAAGGCTGAAAAAATACTAGCAGGCACATGGCCTTCTAAAGACCCCAAGTGGATATATGAATCACCTGATAAAGGTAAGACATTATATCGTCGGTTATTTGGTGGTAAATATAAGCAGTTATTTAATAAAAACGACGACATACAAAAACTAAACGAAGAATACTTCGCGATACACTTTAACAAAGGAGATAAGAATGGTATCTAAAATAAAAAAACATTTGGTAATGGATTGGCATTTTGATTTGCCGACACAAGAGCTGAGTATTAATATAGCAACAGACTTAAAGTATATTGCTCATGAAGGCGGCTCTAAAGGCTATACAAAGATATTTGGCGATGAAGAAACAACTATAACAGTTGATGAATGGGAAGACGAAAAGTTTTGGATTAGTAAACACTACGGCGACGAGTGGGGAGAATACCAGCCAGATTACGAAAGGTTTGTTCCACACCCAACCGAAGATAGACAGGACCACGCACCAATGGGCATTGGACCAGATGGTTACTATTTGGATCACATGCAAAGACGTCAGTGCGTATTAGATGGACAAGACCAAGCAAAGATCGGATTTGGAATGAGCGGCACTTTGTATACTACAATAGATAAAGGTAAAACTATCTTTAAACGTGAGGCTCATCGAAATGTAAAATACGATGAATTAAACGATCCTGAATTCGATCACATGAAGTGGACTGATCACTCTCAACCATGTGCTCAGCAACCATATGCTCAAGGATGTAAAATTAGCTCTTATAAAGAAATGCTTAAAGATGGTATTGATTTTTCTACTGTTGAAAAGTGCGAGTTAGAACATTGGGATGAAGCACCTAAACCAGAATTACAGAAATTATACACATACCCAAAAGCATAACATAAAGAGGCACACACATGATTGATATGAAAACAAAATTACAACAAATTAGTAGCGAAGCCTGGATAGTACAAAAAGGTGAAAAGCGTATTGGTATTCTAAATAAGAATATACAAAATCGTTTTACATTCATCTCAGGACAATCCATTGAAGTATTTGATGCAGAAGAAGAAGTATCTGAACATTTCGGTAACATTACCTTGTTTGAAGATCAAATCGAAAAGCCAACAATGGTGCCAGATGAATTTTATATCAAAGGACATGCTATAGATTATCCTAACCCTATTCCAATTGAACCAGGTGACGAGTCATACAGGGAAGATATTCCTTTGTACTTAAAGTCAGAAGGCAGTGATGTATACTATGCTGCAGGTTGGTATTGCATTAATTTTGATAAGGGCTGGAAACAAGGTCACGGACCTAAATTAACAACCTTACTTGAATATGGTTTTAAAGGACCATTTAAAACCAAGATTGAATGTAAGCAACATATGAAACAGTTAAATAAACTTCGTAAGCAAGAGCAGTGAATGAGTTTGAGAAGTTTGTAATGCATGTTAGAAACTTACAGAAAGAAAAAGTATCAACAGCAACATTTGACGTAGAGTTTTTATGTAGAATGCTAGAGGATGTACCTGTAGCACAAAAAAGAACTGTTAATAATAACGTCGTCGGTGATGGCGGTAAGTTTAGTGACGAATAAATGTCAGAATATGAGATTGCCGAAGAAGTAGGTGGGCAGTATAATATTCACTTAGAGTATAATTGGCGTACACATGTAAATGCGTTACCAGTGAGAGCTAAGGAGTATATGGATTCGATTTGTAATAGTAAGTGGGGTTGGTATTTTATTCCTCACCCAACTATGCAATGGGATAGGGAAGATTGGTATAAGGATCAAACACTTATTATAACGTTTGAGGATGAACATGATTTGGCACAATGTAAGTTGTCAGTAGATTTAACATAAGAGAGGAAAAATGAAAGTAGAAATTTATAGTAAACCACAATGTCCATTTTGCGTACAAGCAAAAGCATTGGCAGAAAGAGAAGGATACGAACTAACATATAAGATGTTAGATGAAGATTTTGATAGAGAAACACTAATGGAAACATTTCCAGGTGCAAGAACTTTCCCACAAATTATAGTTGATGGTAAAAAGATTGGCGGATTCACAGAATTTAAAGCATTAGTAGACGAGGTAAAAAAATGAAAAATATATTAATAGCAATGAGTTTATTTTTACTAACAGTTCCAGCCTTTGCGGCAGAGCATACAGTAAAAATGTTAAACAACGGAGCAGGAGGCATGATGATATTTGAGCCTGCTGTCTTACAAGTTGCAGTAGGAGATACTGTGAATTTTGTAGCAACAGATATGGCACACAATTCAGCATCAGTATTTACTCCTCCAGGAGCAACACCGTGGAATGGTAACATGAGTCAAGACATTTCAGTTACATTAGATACTCCAGGTGTTTACATATACGAATGCACACCACATGCTATGATGGCAATGGTAGGTGTAATTCAAGTTGCTGATGGTATGGAACTTGACATGACTCTTGATAGTGCGTATGTTGATGGAGCAGAAGTATTTGCAGAAACATACAAAAGTAAATTTGTTATGAACCAAGATAGGTTAGACAACTATCTAAATGATTTGTTTTAACGACGAGTAAAAGAATGAGCGAAATAGAAAAAAATATAAAAGAAATGATTGCATCTAATGATGTAGTATTGTTTATGAAAGGTAATCCTCATCAACCACAATGCGGCTTTAGTGCTAAAGTAGTAAAATGCTTAAAAGAAGTAGGTAAGCCATTTGGGTATGTTGATGTATTATCAGACCCCGAAGTTAGAGCAAATCTTCCTAAAGTAAGCGACTGGCCTACATTCCCTCAACTGTTTGTTAAAGGCGAACTAATGGGTGGATGTGATATTATTACTGAAATGCATGAACAGGGCGAGTTAGCAGAACTTTTATGATCGTACTGTTATCACTACCTAGAACAGGAAGTGAGAGTTATTATAACGAACATATTGCAAAGCCTAATCCGGGTTGGGTACATTTACACGAACTATCATCGTGGGTAGCACTAGATCGCGAACCCACACTTAATGTACTAACAACTAAACCTAAATCAAGTGTTAAAATTTTTCCATGGTTTGAGTCTACTGATCATAAAAAGTATATTATGACAATCATAGAACATGCTGATGAGATTATATATAATCTTAGGGGAGACTTTGAAGCACAATGTAAAAGTTTTATGCTATCTACTATCACACAACACTGGAGTAATCACAGGGTTGAACAAGAGATTGATTTAGATGCGTTAGATGAAGTAAAGTATCGAGAACACTCAATGAAGTTGCTAGGAGAATTATTAGAAGCAGAACTCATATACAAACGATTCCCAGGTAAAGTAGTAGTACTAGAAAGTCGGGAGCAAAAGCCTTACAATGATCCATTCATTTATAAAGGCAGTTGGCCTAATATTGATGACATTGTACAGCAGTTCGAGTCGTTTAAGGCAAGTAGTCTATTATTTAATTAAAACATCTTTTAATGGCTGAAAATTGATAAATATGTGTATACAGGAGACACATACAATGAGTAGACCAACACCGACAATTATACTAGAAAGCATCAACAAACACACTTATAAGTCTGAACAAGTACTAAGTGCGGATGCGATATACAGTGTATTTTATCAACATCAGCCTATTAACTTAAGAATCTTAAACACACTAGTTAGTTACCCAGGCCCAAAATATAAAAAAGTTTCATTTAGCAACCCAGGTCACGCCTTTAATTTAGCAGAACGATTAAACAAGATGTTTGACTCAACTGAATTTAAAGTCATTAAACTAGAGCATGGCACAGAGGTAACTGAGGATGAACTTAAACAGTAGTAAGCCTATACAATATCAAATAGCAGAATTTATCTCTAAGAATTTAAGTCGTACTATCAAAAATTTTACCGATCAGTCTCCCGAAGATCAATGTTATTCATTGTTTCAAAACTTTAGATTAGTAGATGACGAACCAACAGGATTACGCCTTACATCATTAGGACATAAACTAATGAGTAGGCACTTTGCTGCAACAGAGTTTTATTTAGAAAAGCCTATTGTAGGAATAGTGTTAGTAAATTTAGATCAAGCAATGAATCGACCCTACTATCTAAGCAAGAAAAAAGTTGCGTTTTATGATGAACATGATGCAGCCTGGTACAAATTAGGTGGTGAGGATTTAATCTACTTCTCAGGAAACTTATGACATTACCTCATGCAGAACCAATACTACTTGTAGACAGTCACCAGATTATAAATGACAAAGACATTGTAGCAAAATACACTGTACCACATGATCATCCTGTATTAGCAGGACACTTCCCTCATTTCCCTATATGGCCAGGTGTATACTTAATAGAAGGATGCAGTCAAACAGCAGGCTTACACGCTATGTACAGCGTCTCTACTGACATTAATACAGAGTATGTCACTATGTTAGCCTCAATAGACAAAGTGAAGTTTAGAAGGCCCGTTTTACCTGGGGCAAAACTACAGTACTCTGCAACACTAGACAAGAAAAAAGGCTCTTATATGTACTATGAATGCAGAGTTTATAGCGGTACAATTAGGGTAGCTCAAGCATATATAGGACTTACAGCGACTAAAAATGGATAAAATTAAAAATTATATTGTTTTAAAAAACTATAACTTAACTGATCGATTCTTCATATTTGATAATATGGAAGAAACTCATAACAAGTATATACAAATGGAAGAAACGTTAGTAGAGTCAGCACACTTGTTTGTCAAAGATCTAGATGAGATTATTGTAGATAGAAAAACAGTAAAGCACGATCAAATAATGTTTAAGGATCATATGCAATTACTCGATGACAGATTCCATGCTGAGTTATGCAATATACTGTATTGCGATTTAGATGTAGTATTTACACGACCAATTGACATATTTGGAAAGTACACAGAATTCTCAATGTTAGAGAACCAATGCGGTATACGATACTATCCTCACACAATGAGTGAACATCTTTGGGATATACAGCGAACATTGATGCAAGATTGGGACGAAACTATTGGACCTGATCAACCTCACTGGCCCGAAGGACCTTACAACTGGCAACGCGAACAGGACATTTATTGCGAGTTCACTAAAGATATATTAGGTGATTATACTTGGTCTCCCAAAGAAGAACAATTAAGAGAGTTCTTTACCAATATACATTGCGTATACAACGAGTATCCTACAGACGGCTTCCACCCTGGTATAATACATTACAACGGAACTGCCGCTAACTTTGACCCTGTGAATACAGGCAAAGAGTTGTTAAACTTAGCAAAAAATGAGGATTTAAACGGTATTAAAGCCCTAATGAATCTCCCACCCTACATAAGTCTTTGAAAAATAAACACTATGTTGTCTTGACATTTAGTAGTTCGAACTGTATAATATACTAGTAACTTAAACAAAAAGGGAAGAAAGATATGAAAAAATTAGCATTAGCAGTAGGTATTTTAGCAATAAGCACGTCAGCACTAGCAGAAACAGCAAGAGTTATAGACGTTGAGCCGGTATTTGGTAACGTAGTAAAAACTGAGACTGTACCTGTTATAAAATCTGTGTGTTATGACGCAGGAAGAAGGAATAGCAAAGGCTTAATTGAAAAAGGCATTAACAGCGGATTCGGTAGTCAAGAAGGCTTACTAGGTACTGTGATCGGATACGGTATCGGTAATGAAATTGGTGGCGGATCGGGCAATGATATAGCCAAAGTACTCGGTGCAGTTATTGGCAACAAGGTTGGCAATACTAGAGCGGCTACAAAAGGTCATTGTGAAATGGTCGAAACTGAAGAGACGCACAGGTTTTATGCCAAAGACATTGTAGCATACAATGTTCATGTAGAACTTGGTGACGAAATCTACACTGTTAGACGTAAGCAAGAGCCAATGTTAGGAGACTACATTAGAGTAAGAGTTAGCGTTCAGTAACAGCAATTTACTTTAGGAAGGGGCATTTATGCCCCTTTCTTACGACTAAGTCATTGAAAAATAAAGCAATTATTTTACTTGACATTGCAGAAAATAACTGTATAATATATATGTAACAAAGACAAAAGGGGTAACAACATGTCAGATTATATATTTAAATTCAATCCAAAATCTTCATATCGTGCTAACTTCATTGAGTGGCGTACACTTAATTCTGAGGAGCGTTCTGCTTACAACGAAAAGCAGTACACCGAAGCAGAAGCTCGAGAAGTTTTTGAAAAAATTTACGGAAAGGGTGATCTTTCGGTTGACAACTAGGTCCTCTAGTAGTATAATAAACGCATAGGTTAAACATAAAAGGTAGGAGTTTTATATGACAGAAGTAACAGCAAGAGCATCAACAGTAACACCAATTGTTGAGCGATCAATGGCAGCTAACAGGCCAATCTTTCTTTGGGGTCCTCCCGGAATTGGTAAGTCTGAATTAGTTGCATCTATAACGGACAATCTTCCAGGTAACAATCTTATGATTGATTTGCGTTTGGCACTAATGGAGCCAACGGACTTGCGAGGATATCCTTTCAGAAATCCTGAAAACAACACTATGGAATGGTCACCACCAGTTGATCTTCCTAGTCAAGAGTTGGCTAGCCAGTACGATACTATTGTGTTGTTCTTAGACGAGTTGAACTCAGCACCACCTAGTGTGCAGGCTGCATCATACCAGTTGATTCTCAACGGTAAGATTGGTCAGTATCTACTTCCTAACAATGTTAGGATTGTAGCGGCAGGTAACCGTGAGACTGATAGAGGTGTTACATTTAGAATGCCGGCACCGTTGGCTAACAGGTTCCGTCATATTAATATGGAAGTGAACTTCGAAGATTGGCAACAATGGGCAGTTAATAACGACATCCACAGTGAAGTTGTTGGTTACTTGTCTTATGCTAAACAAGACTTATTTGACTTTGATCCGAAGACTAGCTCACAATCGTTTGCTACTCCTCGTTCATGGTCTTATGTAAGTGAAATTCTTAATGTACCGGGCTTTGCAGAAGCAGACCGTAAAGAGCAACTTGTAGAACTTGCAGGTGCTATTGGTGAAGGTATGGCAATTAAGTTTAATGAGCATCGTAAGATTGCACAGGACTTGCCTAACCCAACTGATATCCTTAACGGTAAGGTTAAAGAGTTGAACTCTAAGGTATCAAAAGAAATCTCAGCCAAGTATAGTTTGGTTGTTGGACTTGCATACGAAATTAACGAAGAATATAAAGAAGCAGGTAGTGTCGATAAAGACATCGGAGTAATGCTTAACCATATGATTCGTTTCGCCTTCAATAACTTTGAGCCTGAGATGGTTATCTTTGCATTGAAGACACTAATGAAGGATTACAAGATCGTGTTTAACTTCCGTAAGGTGTTAGACAAAGATGTGCAATCCACCTTTAACGACAAGTACTTAAAGTACATCGTTTAGGGGCAGTTTAAAATCCTTATACGCCTACCTATGTTACTCCCTACCTAGTATAAGGATTTTGGCCCTCAGCAATGGGGGCTTTTTATTTAAAAAGCGACATAAGTCGTTGAAATAGTAGGGTAAATAGTACACATATACACTTGACATAGCACTAAATCACTGTATAATATACAGTATAGATTGAAACAAGGTAGGACTTATGACAAATTCTTTCGCATCACAGGACACAACAGAAGCAGCAAAGCCTGCTATTAATGTTCCTGAAACAACTAAAACATCAGCAGAAATTGAAGACATCCTAATTAAGGCTAGGGTTGATATGCTAATGAACGCACCGTTCTTTGGTAACTTAGCAACTAGACTTGTATTAGTAGATGCCACTGATTGGTGTCCTACTGCCGCAACAGACGGTAAGCATTTTTATTACAACAGACATTTCACAGCCGCTCTCACAGAAGATGAGTGCATTTGGTTAATGGGTCATGAGATTCTGCATTGCGTTTATGATCATATGGACCCAAACAGACGTGGCGATCGTATACACCAACTTTGGAATGTTGCAAATGACTATGTCATTAACTTAGAGCTTGAGTTTGCTAAACTAGGTCGTAGAATCCGTAAAGAAATTATCGAAGTATGTTTTGATCACAAGTATCAAGATATGATGAGTGAGGATGTATACGACGAGCTTTACAAAGAAGCAGACGAAGATGGACGTATCAAGCAAGTTAGTTTTGACATCCACATGGAACACGAAGAAGGTGACGACGAAGGCGCCGGTGTTGGACAAGAAGGTAACACAGAAGATGGTACCAAAGGTCCAGTTCCAATGACTGCTGATGAGAAAGAAAAGATCAAGCAAGAATTTAAAAGTGCTACCATGCAGGCTGCTAAAGCGGCTGGTGATGCAGGTAACTTACCTAAGGGTGTTAAGAGAATGTTAGACAAGTTGGTTAATCCTCAACTTGACTGGAGACAACTACTTGCTATGCAAATCCAAAGTGTTATTAAGAGTGACTATACTTTTAATAATCCAAGTCGTAAAGGATTAGACAGTGGTTTCTTTCTACCTGCTATGGACTACGAGCAATCAATTGACGTTGCTATTGCACTAGACATGTCAGGCAGTATCGATGACATTATGTCACGTGACTTCCTAAGTGAAGTTAAAGGCATCTTTGATCAGTACACTGGATTCAAAGTTCATTTGTTTTGCTTCGACACTGAAGTACATAACCCACAGCAGTTTGACGACATGAACATGGAAGAGTTTATGGACTACGAGCTCATGGGCGGTGGTGGCACTGAGTTTGATTGCTGTTACGATTACATGAAAGAAGCAGGTATCGAACCTAAGAAGTTTATTATGTTCACAGACGGCTATCCATGGGGTAGTTGGGGTGACGAGAATTACTGCGATAGTTTATTTATTGTTCATGGTTCCGGTTACGGCGGCCAAACACCAACCTCACCGTTTGGAACAACGGTACCATACACTAGGGAAGACTAATGAAACTTCTAACATACAAAAACCAACTAAACGAATGGGAATTTGAAAAGTTGGTACAGTGTCAATCTGCTATTGTCGAAACAATGATTTTACAACGTGTACAAGTACATGACACTAAGTCGCCTGACCACACAGACTTAGAAGACGGACTACTCGATAACATTGGAATTAATGCTAGAGGTCTTTATTATATCAATAGAGGCTATTGCTGTTTCACTGCATACTTCGAGAATCCTAAAGATAGGGATGATTTTCTCAATTTAGTTAATAAATATAGCCAGAAATAATCGTCCGTAATTAAAACATCAGTTAAATAGTATTATAAATTTATAGGAGTTACTTTAATGACAGACGAAACAATTAACACAGAAGCAGAAATGCCAGAAGCTGAAGCGGGTGCTGAAGCAGGAATCCCAGAAAGTATTAATCTTTCTGACTTAGGAACACTATTACAAATCGTTGATTTAGCAACACAACGTGGTGCATTCCGTGGTGCTGAACTTACTCAAGTAGGTGCAGTATTTGATAAACTAAATGTATTTTTATCATACGTTCAGCAGCAACAAGCAGAACGTGATGAAGAACAAACAGACGATGCTCCAGTAGAAGAAGCAACGTCAGAGGAATAATTATGTCAACACAAATGAAACATGTAGGCAAAATGGGTGAGAAGCCTTGTGTAGTTCTCTTTAGAGAAGTACCAAACGAACCAGATTATGCACTAATTGTACGAACTGAGAATTTACCAGATGCACAACATGATGCATTAATGAATATTGTACAGAGTGCAGAAGCACAAGAATCAAATGAAATTTCAGAAGTATTAGATAGACGCCAATTTAACGATGGCTCAAACATGCTTCAGCAATTACATTTTGATAAAAGGATTGAAAAAGTCCAAACTAATCTTGTTAGTTTAACACCAACTCCTTCGACTGTTATTAGTCTTGAAGAAGTTAACAATGAAATTAGAAAGATTGGAAACAACTCTAATCCACCGCTAAAGACTGACGCAGTGCAACAAGCAGATAATCCGTTAAACGAATCTGTATCTACTAACCCAGTCGTAGCAGAAAGTGATCCAACACTAGCCCAAACTAACACTGTACCAGAAGCATCAGTAGATGCTACTAATGAGTCAGGTGTTGCTCTTAACTTATTGCAACAAGCAGCTCTATTAGAAGAAGATGCTAGAGCACTAGTTAGTGACGCAGAAGCTAAAAAAGCAGAAGCGTACCGCTTGAACCCAGACCTTGAACCAAGGAAAGGACCAGGCAGACCAAAAAAAATCACAGTTAGTTAAAAAAACGTAAATACACGTTAAGGGAGGCGGTATGGAGCAGGGCGATGCAGCTCGAATTGTTCTTGTTGGTAGATCTAAGAACAAAGAAAAGTTTAAGGATAAAAGTTTCTTATCGGATATCAACCCTACTGAAATCCCTAAAGTTTTTATCATTAAGATAAAGTTAACTTTTGAAAACGGCGACAAAGTCGATTTCGATACGTCCAACATTGCAGATACATTTACTATTGATGAGATGCAAGATTGGTTAAGAAAGATAGACTCTAAGCACATGATAGAGAAAGTTGAAATAATGTTAGATTTAGATTTGATATATTCAACAGTCAAAGATGATGCAGATACTATCTTTAGTAAGTACTTCTAACGAAGACTTCTATAAGTTCAAAGCACTCTTAGGAGTGCTTTTTTTTGACTGTAATTTGTCTAGCAATACTTTGGCTCATAGATATCTTAGTATTATGTAATCGGAAAGCAATGGCTCCGTTAAACGGAGCCCTATGTGCTAGTTCTATTTCGGTGCCTACAGCAAAGCCTTGCTCTAGTAGTTGTATTGCTAATTGTATATCGGTGGGTAATGTACTAATGTATGCTGGTTGGTTGCTAGACAACTCATCTGCTGTCATTACAGTCGATTCAGTATAGTATCAACGGTGTTATCCGTAACGTGTAACGCACTGTAGGGGCAGTTGTTAGCATTTAGTACATCTACTATGTCTTTGTCTATCCGTTGACTGTGTGCTTTGTCCTGTGCTCTACCAACGTCATCAAACTGGTCTCTTCGTTTGAGTACTACATTGATGTTGTCGTATAAGTGGTAACACTCTAATGCTAGTTGATCCATAACTTCTGTGTACATAGGACCATCATATACATTACGATACACAATACTAAGCAACACAGGGCTGTCTGTGATGATGTAGTCTACTTTATCTTTAAGTCTTACTAGTTTGCGGTGTTGATGTGCTAGTACCCACAGTTGATCTTTGAGCATTGGTACATTACCTTCCCAAACACATTCTTTGGCAAATTCATTTACTAGTTCAACACTGTAACCTTGTGCTTTCATTTTATAAAACAAGCCACTTGCTTGAGTACTCTTACCTGAGCCAGGACCACCATAAAAGTTAATTACTTTTGTTTGTTTCATTTATAACCTATCTGCATAAATCGACTGTACACTGGTATCTTTAGTTCACCAGCATACAAAGTTCTTCTTAAAGGATAGCGGTCTTGCATATCCTCAACACTAGAGCAAGTGTTTATATGATCGTCATACTCGTCTGAGTTATTAGTTTGCATAATAATCAATTGATCATTACCCACACTATCAAACCAGTCATTGTTCATATGCTCACAACTCGTGTTTATTATAGCATAAGGTTTTACAGAAATCAACTCTCCATCTGTAATAAATTCTAAATTGTGGCAATTAAGTTCATTAACATCGGCAACTACACCTTTAAACTTCCAACCTGGTAAGTATTGTCTATTCAAATATTCTGCTAGTTCAATACTTTTAGGGTCCATGTCAAAGCCATAGATCCTTTCTATAGGCATAGCTCTGTGTAATAAAGGAACCAATGCTCCTACCCAACAACCTAGTATAGCCCATGTCTGATGTGGTTGTATTGCAGTTTTTGATAGTGTGTCTAATAACCATGCTTTGCTTACAAGTTGCCCTACACTAAATGCATCGTTAGGATATTTGTTTGTGTTTACTTCGTGTATAAGTGTAGGCGGAATACTAACACCACAGTCATCTAACCAGTGATGTACACTATCCCAATCGCTAAGTGTTATTTTGTTCATATGTTGTTTTTAGCCAATCAAAGTCATTAATGTTTAATAACACCTCTGTGTTATCCTTATTCTCTTTTGCGAATGCTACTGCTTCCTCGGCGCCTCGTTTAGCATCATGCCTAAAGTCTGCATCTGGATTAGGGTGTAGCCATGCGTCTAAACGCTCTTTGCTTTCTGCATCATCGTTGAGTGATAGTTTAACACACTCTCTAAACGCACTACGCCACGCACTGTAAGCGTCTGTGTTGAATCTTGTGTAACAACTAAGCTCAGGTATAGCCTTAAATCTACTGCTTAGTCCTGTTGTAAAGTCTAATCCCCATGATGTTGCATCTCTAACCATCTGTGTTGGGAATAGTTTAACACCACCGTAACCATATTCTAATCCATTGATTAAGTTCATACTGTTCCATACATGTACCACTTCTTCATCGTATACATCTGGCATGTATGAGAAGTCAAACGAATCCAATACATCAGCATCGCCATCAACTACCCAAAACAT